GTCAAAAATTCCCCATGTTGTTATGGCACTGTAGTCTGCTGTTTCTTTTTTAGAAAAAGCTGTGTCATAAGATTGAATAACTGTGTGACATGCAGGAATATCATCAAGCTCCCACTTCTGCCACCACTCTCTTTTGACAATACTGCCACTTTCTGCTGTTGGGTTCTGCATCCATTGAGCATTCCATTTTGCTACAGGCAAAGATGCCTTGACACTTAGTAGCTCTTCTTTCTTCCAAAACTCACCCCATAGTGGCTCATCAGACTCAGGCATGATTGCAGGAAACTCTACAACCTCCCACTGATCTGCATTTTCTTCTGTTTGTCTTTTAAGGAGCCTACCAGCCAAGTCTTTACTGCTCCATCTTGTCATTACTAGAACTATGGTGCCTCCCGGCTGTAGTCTTTGTCTTGGACCGCTGGTGTACCATTCCCATGCACTTTCCATGGCTGTGGGTGACATAGCATCTTGCTCTGAGTGTGGGTCATCTATAATTAAAAGATCAGCACCCCTACCAGTAATAGCACCACCAACACCTGAATAGAAGGCTTCTCCACCATCATCAGTTGTCCATCTACCTGCTGATTTGTTGTCTGCTGATAAAGAAATTTGTGGAAAAACATGTTGATACTCTTGGCTATCAATAATATTTCTTACTCTTCTACCAAACCTAACTGCAAGTTCAGCGGTGTGAGTTGCTTGTATAATTTTAAGTGCTGGATTTAAACCCATCATCCATGCAGGAAAATAGGTTGATGCAAATTCAGATTTTGAGTGTCTTGGAGGCAACATAACCATAAGTCTTTTGCATTTGCCTTGTGCAACACGATTTAATTTTTCAGCAAGTATTTTGTGGTGCCTACCTAAAATGACTCCATCCCATAAATACTTGACAAATTCCAAAAAGTCTTTTTGACACTTTTCTTGGCTTTTTATGTTTTTCCATTTGGATATGAGAAGCAATGCTCTTTTTTGCTCATCATCAGAAAGAGCATCAAAGGATTTTATTTTGCTTATATCCATAATTAGGTTGGGAAACTAGAAGCCTAGTTTCCCATTACACTTGATAACATCTTGAGGAGAGTGAAACATACTTAACCAAGTGTTATTTTATTTTTACACAATACCATCAATTTTCCAATCTAAACCTTCATACATTCTAGCTTCAGCTTGCCTTCTTTTGGCTAAACCTTCTAATCTTTTGCCACCAGCTTTGTCCCACCTAAGTATTTGTTCAGGCACATCATCATAGTCAAAGGCATTTAATTTTTTTAAAAGTGTAGAACTGCCTAAATTGGTCGGTCCTAAGTTGTAACAGAAACTAACCAAAGCTGAGAACTGGCACTCTTTTAGAGGTGCCTTAACCAAGTTTTTGACATGCCCTTCATATTCTTCTAGTTCTGTTTCAAGCATTATGTTGGCTTTGTCTTGTGACCAAACATCACCCATTTTTACACCTTTGGTATGACCAAATCCTATGGTTGGCACATTTACTGCATCAAGGTATGCAACACAATTACCCTCATCATCTGTAGGACAACCCTCAAAATGTTTAATTAATTCAACTCCTGCATCTGATATATGCATATTATTCCTCCTCTTTTTTAGTAGTAACTTTTCTATAGTACACAACCACATCTTTAAGTTCTGTAATATATCTTTTAATTTCTTGCATGTTGTAAGCCATAATTTCATAGTCAGGTATAGTCATAGCAAGAAAAACCAATTCACCTTCTTGCTCTTCAATTTTTGCTAATTGATCTTCCCAGTTTTCAGGTGTAACTGCTATCCACTCAGGCTGTTTGAGATCAATCTCTCTAGGCATGATAGGTTGAACTATCTTCCTTTCTATAGGCTTTGCACTTACCTGTATTTGTTTAGTTGGAATAAGACTGCAACTGCAAGCCATCATCAAGATGATCAACAGTGGTGCTGAGTTTCTCAATGTCCTCCATGATATGCTTTGTACCATTATTTATCTTCCTCTCCATTTCAACTGGGTCAGCCAATATCTTTGAGGCTAACTCATAGTTTTGTATAAACTGTGTATATCTGCTTAGTTCTCTTTGTGCTTTTTGACTTTTTACACTAAGGTCTTGTAACTGTTGTGTTTGCAACTCAAAGTCTGCTTGTATGGACTTTATTGCTTCTTCCTGTGTTGCTACAGCACCTTCTAAAAGAGCATTGTTGGTTTGCAAAATAAGGTTTTGGCTATAGAAGTAATATGAAATAGCAAGCAATATTGCAACTATGCCTAGTAATACTTTACTCATTTTTTTTATTTAACATTTTTTAAGGCACGATTTTTTGATCTGCTCATAATTTTTAAATTGGATTTATCTGTATTTAGTGGGTTGCCATCTTTGTGGTGTACATCTTTTCCATCACCTTTCTGTACCTTACCTGCTTTTTCCATTAATCTTCTTACCTTATTTCTCATGGCACGGCGTTTTTTTTGCTCAGGCTTACCCTGATAATTCTTATATTCTTCTTTATAGTTTCTTGTCATCAAAAGTATCCATGCACCAGTGCCAAGCATCATTATCTTGATGCAAAAATCCTTGACATTGTTTAAATTTTTCTCTCCATGCATCAGAGTCAAACTTGTCATTCCACTCCAAGCTAGAGTTTTCTGCTATGGGTATATAGCTAGATGGTGTTGCACATCCTATTAAAATACAACTAGCCAGCAAGAGGATTCTTGTTGTCATCTTTTATTTCCTCTATTTGTTTGTTTAGGCTTTCTAAATCAGCTTTGATTGTAGCTATGTCTGTTTTTATTTCTGTGACATCAGGAACCTCAATATTGTCTATTTCCTTTTCTAAAAACTGTACAGAAGTTTCTATGCTTGCAAACCTTTCTTCTATGATTTTCATTTCATCTTCTGCTTCACTTATGCCACCAATCTTAGCCTCTAGGTTTTCTAGTCTATTGACATACTCAGCACCAGTGTAGCCAAACCCTGCAAGGGTTCCTACTATGCCAACAAGAGCAATAATTTGTGTTGTTTTATTTTGAAACCAATCCATGTTACCTCCAAATTTGTGGTTGTCCTTTTGTCATGCTTTCTAAGTTATTAATGTTTGTGCTTGCATAATCATAAAAAGCTTCAATGTTATCATTCATGGTAATGTTACCATAAATATCTTGAGAAGAGTACCAAACATTTTGATCAGGTATTTCATAGGTTGTGTAAGCATTAAACTGTGGCACATAACCAATTAATGCTACCAAGCTTGACTCATCACTATACTCACCTGTTGATTGTTGTTCTTGTTGCATCTCTTCTTGTTGCTCTTCAATGTTTTGAGCAATAATCTTATCTGCTATTTGGTCAGCTTCAGATTGTGTCATGACACCACCCACTGCTGTATCAATCTGTCCTTGCATGTCTTGTACTTGCACATCAGCCATAACAACCTGAGTGCTACCATCTCCCACATTCATAGGTGTAATGGTCATGGTGACAGAACCATTGGAGCCTGAACTCATAGACAAGACTTGGTTGTTTTGTGCATTGGCACTGGCAATTTGATCAGACATGCTTGGAGATGAAGATGTGCTTATACCACCTGATGATGTATTGCCACCCTGTGAAGAAACTCCACCTGTGCCTGTAGCAGAAGAGCCACCTTGTGAATTACTGCCACCATAATTGGTGCTATTGTTTGCAGTATTTAAAGCACTCTTAATTACATTCAAGGCTATTACTTTGCTTTTTGAGGGAGATGCATCAGTATTTGTAACATCTATTTCTTCTTCTATCTCATCTATTTCTTCAAAAATTTCTTCTTCTCTTTCAGCAATAAGCTCTTCTTCTAGTTCTGCAAAGGCTTCCTCAAGCTCTTCAAATACTTCCTCTACAGCCTCCTCTTCAAAAATCTCTTCTCTAAACTCTTCTTCAGGCTCATCATTTCTAGCAACATGCTCTTCATCTCTATGCTCTTCATGGTGTTCATCTCTTTCTTCTTCAAACCAATCATCTAGTTCTTCAATGGTATTGATAACAAGGAAGTTTTCAGGCTCACTGTAATCCTCTACAAATAAAGTTTCTTGCAAAACAAACTGTTCAGCAAACACATCTTCTTGAGGTAAGAAGTCACCATGTCCACGAAAATCATCAATAAATGGTAATTGCTCAGGCTCAAAGAATGTTTCAAAGTCATCTCTAAATGGGTCACCAAATAATTCCTGTGGTTCATTGAAGTCATCAAATATAAATAATATCTCTTCTTCAAAAAAATCTATTATCTCAACTGGCTCTTCATAACCATGATGGTCTTGGTGATCATCAAATATTCCTGTAGCAAATTGCTCTTGCTCATCTGCAAATCCATAGTTGACATTCTCCTCATTAAAGAAAGCCACTGATTCTTCTTGTCTAAAGCCAGCACAAAAGGATGCATATTGTGGGTCATCATCACACTGTTGTTGATCATAGGCTTGCCAATAATTTGGACATGACTGACTATAAAGCTGGGTTATATTACACTGTTGGTTTAATAAAGCATCTGCATAGCCTGTGCAACTACTATCATTCAGTACATTGGAGCAATCTACTCCATTGCCACTACCCACTCCATACAAACTGCCTCCACCTTCTAAAAGTGTGTTGAAAGATGTGTTATTCCAATTTGTTGATACACATGAACTGCTGTTGGTAGAACCAGTATTACACTCATCATGAAATAGATATTGGTATACCTGTGAGCTATTTGCACCTACCTCTCCAATAATGACATCATGGTTGATAATATCTAACTCATCATATCTATACTCAAAAGAGTGGTTTGGATAAAGTATGACCTCAAAGCTGTTGTCTGAGTCACGATTAAATTCACGCATGTCATACCAACCCAAAATCATTTTTGTGCTATCTCCCCAAGATTTCATTCTTGAGTCACTATCTTGTATAAGGTCAGTCCAAAATGGGAACATGGTGTAGGTATACTGTGATGCTATAGGGTCAGGAGTGTAATCACCACAATAGTCATTGTAGGCAATATTGCCTGTGCCAAGACCAAAATGCACACACCCATTGGTGGCAAGCCTTACCTTGTCAAAGGTTTCTCCATAAAAATTAAAGTTAAAGGTTAAATCTATGGATGGAGAAAGCTGATCATCACCAACTTCATAAGCTAATTCACCCTCAAAATTGTTTGCATTTTTTTGTAATTGAAAGAGGTCTTGATTAGCCTCGTAAATGTATTGTGCTGGTATGTTCAAAGAAAAACATACTAACCACCATAGAGTTCTTTTTTGCATTGTTTTTTAGATTTTGTTTTTCTTACAACCACCTTGCTTACAAGACCTGCAATATCTTTTTGGATTCTATCTCTTTTTGGGTTGTGTTCTTGACTACACTCTGCAACAAACTCTGCTTCAAAATCTGCTTTGTCAGGTCTTTTTTGTGGGTTAGCCATCCACAGTTCTTTGGCTTCTTCTCCAATCTTGCCCTCATAAGGTGCTGGTGTGCCTGCTTGCCACATGGCTTTAAAGACTCTTTCATCTTGTGCTAAGAGAGAGATTGCCGCCACTTTCATACCCATGTCGTACAAATACTTAGATAGCTTTAACCTTTCACAGTTCATGTCTCTAACAGACTTACCACCACTTAAACCAAAGACTTGACCTTGAAAAGCTCCACTTACACCAGTGGTACATAAATCCTGTGAATAACTCATTATAGATGGAGCTATAGCACTGGCAGGTGGCGCCTCACTTTTTACATTTTGATTTATCGTTTGGGTGCTATTGGATTCATTAATGTTTCGATTTGTATTATCAGATTTGGAATTATTATTATTTTGATTCACATTATTTGTTTGCACATTAGATTCTGATGTTGACTGATTAATATTGGTGTTTTGTGAAACAGAATTAGAATTGCTTTCTGATACATTGTTGTTATTAACTGTCTGATTTACAGTGGAATTTACTGTAGATGTTGAGGTATTAACATTTGTATTTTGTGAGGTAGCATTTGAAGTCGAGGTATTGGTCGAAACATTGGTGTTGACATTGGTATTGGTCGAAACATTGGTGTTGCTGGCAGTCGAAGTATTTACATTTGTATTTTGATTGACTGAAGAATTATTGGTCGTTGTATTGTTGGTGTTTATGTTAGTGTTAGCGTTCGTATTCGTATTATTCGTGGTCGTTTCATTGGTGGTGTAAACATTAGAATTTTCACAATACTGGGTACCATTTGCACAAGCTGTGCCTGATTGCTGAGTAGATTGTGCATTGGCTTGGATGGAGATACCAACCACCATGGTTATTGCTAATAGAAAGCCTGCCCATGCAAGCATGTTGTCATGTTTTCTTTTTTCCTTCTTGTTCATTTGGGGTAAAAACTCCTAATTTAATTAATTTGTCTCTATTGACTAAATGTTCTGCCTCTATATCATTTTTACTTTGTCCATGATATGCAACAGCTAAATAGTTTTCTATCATAGACACATTAATATTAATATCATCTACAACAATCTCCCCTAAAACTCTACCATATTTTCCTTTGGAATCTTTTAGTTTTGATCTTAAAACTACCTTTTTTCCATTGTTAATAGCATCTGCTAAAAATTTTGAAGCAAGCTTGCCTCTTGCTTTTTCATCTAAATCTCTTGTTCTGCTCTCAGGCGTGTCAATCCCATAAAGCCTGACACGACACTTGTGAAGAATAGAAAAGCCAAGATCAAGAATGACATCAACAGTATCACCATCAACCACTCTATTGACCTGACAACCATATTCATACATTAGTTATCATCTTCTCCTTTAAAGCCTTTGCTTTGACCTGACTTGCCTGAATAGACACCAAAGACTACACCCATGGCACCCACGACCACAGACACCAATGCTGATTGTTCTAGGTTAGGCTCAGGCAAGTTCATGAACCATATGACTGATTCATACATAAGATAGATATAGACAACCACAAAGATTCTAGGAAATATTCTCCAAGAATCTACTGCCCTTGCTAGGTGTATAACCTTCTGCCAAGGATTAACATTGGTGGCATCTTCTAGTTCTCTGATTTTGTCTTTAAGTTGGGAGATTTCTTCAATCATAGCCATGAACTTATTTAAGTCCATTTCTACTTCATTTCTATCCATGTCACCTGAAAATCTGCCTGTATGATCTTCCATTATAAAAACTTAGCTAATATGACACTCACCACAATAAATGGGTAAACACCCCATATCATGTTTTCTAATTTATCAAATCTTTTGGTGCCTGACTCAAGCCTTCTTTCGATATTTGCATACCTAATGGTACATTCTCTTTCATGAGATTCTATTTTAGCAATAGCTTCTTGCAACTTATCCATGTCACTATTTTTTGCTTTTCTTGACTTTAATAGTTGTGTAAGCCT